GCCGATTTTGACGTAGCATTGCAAGGCGTTGACACACGACTGAAAGCATTACAACCTGGCACAACGCTTGGTGACATTGCTTATTCATCAGCTACGGCAAACACAAACACCCGTTTGGCCATTGGCACAACTGGACAAGTATTAACTGTTGCAGGCGGTGTTCCTTCTTGGGCAGCAGCGGCCGGTGGTGCTTCTTATACTTTGATTAACGCAGGTGGTACTGCACTAACAGGTGCAACAACTATTACTGTTTCTGGCATTTCAGGCTATGAAAAATTTATGGTTTTAGTTACCGAAGCAAGCGCGGGTGCTACTTCTGCTATTCAAATGAGAATAAACGGAGATGCGACTAGTGTTTACAGATACGCTGGACAATACACCCAAGTAGATCCAACTTACACACCAGCAACTAATGCCACACAAACTCAAGGTTTAACGACGCGAATTTTTCTTGGAGGTTTAAGTAATAACGCCGCAAGTCAATTATCAGCAATGGTGCAAATTGATGGAGGCAAAAGCACTGGCGGTAAATCTTTTATTGCTAATGCGGGTGCAACCACTTCAGGTGGAGATGCACCTTATGCATACACTATTGGTGGATTTTATGGCGGTACTGCTGCAATCACATCAATAAGCGTTGTCAGTTCATCAGGAAATTTTGACAATGGCAGTATCTGGGTTTACGCAACGGCATAAGGAGAAATCATGAAAATTATTGAAAAAATTGTTGACATTACAACAGGCGAGGAAACAATTGCAGAGCGTGATGAAACTGCTGCTGAAACAAAAGAGCGATTGGATTACGCAAAGGAAGTTGCTGCCGCACATGCACAAGCCGAAGCAGCCGAAGCAGCAAAAGCCGCTGCACAGGCAAAACTTGCTGCTCTTGGATTGACGACAGATGATCTTAGGGCATTGGGTCTATGACTTACCCTGACGGCACAAACGCACGTTTGATCGAAGTCGCCGCAGCTGAAGTCGGCACGGTCGAGGAAGGCGACAACCTGACCAAATACGGCAAATTTACAAAGGCTGACGGTCTGCCGTGGTGCGGTTCGTTCGTTAACTGGTGTGCAGCGCAAGCGGGTGTCAAAATTCATTCAGTCGTTGGCACGGCGCAAGGCGCACACAAATTCAAAGAAATTCAGCGTTGGTCAGGAATGCCACAATTGGGTTACTTGGCATTTATGGACTTTCCTCACGACGGCGTTGACCGCATTTCACACATTGGAATTGTGGTTGGACTAATCGACACAAAAACTTGCTTGACGATCGAAGGAAACACCAGCGGGACAGGCGATCAACGCAATGGCGGAATGGTCATGGTGAAGGTTCGGTCATACGGCGAAGGCAAAGAAATTGTTGGGTTTGGAATTCCAAAGTTCGTTCCGTACAAAGGCGAATTCCCAACAGTCGAAGCACCAAAATCGGGAGCAAAACCGACAAAGGAGAAAAAATGGACAAAGCCAAAGCCCTAGCAGCGTCATGGGCGCGCTCATTTATGGCAGCAGCACTTGCGTTATACATGGCGGGCGTGACCGACCCTAAGACACTTGCAATGGCAGGTGTGGCAGCGGTTGCACCAGTGATCTTGCGCTGGTTAAACCCGCAGGATAAGAGTTTCGGGTTAACGGGGAAGTAGCCCGAACACTTACGGCGGCAGGGTTGGTTTGGGCACTTGCACTAACCCTGTCCGCTTGTGGGTATCAAGGCTGGGTACGTTATGAGTGCCAAGAATTTGAAAACTGGTCAAAGCCAGAATGCAAAAAACCGCAATGCGTCCCCACTGGAACGTGTACTGACGACATACTTGGATTCTCAACACGAGAAGCCCGCACGCCGTCGAACCCCTGAGGACGTACACGCGCAGCTGATTTTGATTATTGGTTCAACCCTTGCTGCGGTGTTTTTGATCGTAACCGTTGGCATAACCTATGCGCTCATTTTTGTAACCCAGCCAATTGGAGCGCAAGCACCCAACGACGCAGCGTTTATTGACTTATTGAAAACGTTGGCAATTTTTTTGACTGGTTCATTGGGTGGCGTACTTGCTGGCAATGGACTGAAATCCAAGCCAAAACCCGTAGACACGCCGACAAACACGCAAGGTTCTTGACCGCGCGTTGTTCATGCGTCACCCTGAGTTCAGGTGGTAACACTTACCGCCTAGAATCGGGAGAATTAAAAAATGGTACTTGATCTATTAGACCCCCAAACGTTGGGTCGTTTGGTGCTTGTCATAATCCTTATGGTGCTTGGGGCTGCGGCTGGTTACGCAAAAGGCTTCAAAGACGGCAAGCGCGAAGGCATGGCACGACGTAAGGCAATGATTCGTCACATGACCAACAAGGCGGTCAACTAATGGGGTTCTTGGATAATTACGAGGCTTCACGCGAAAGACTGGAACGCTGGTTGTCAACATACCCAAACGGACGAATCGAAACTCGCATTGTTGAATTTAGTGCGGAAAAGGGTTACGTCCTGGTTGAAGCAAAAGCCTATAAAGGAAAGCCGCATGGTAGCAATTGGGACGAAGCACACGAAGTCGTGGAAATGCCTGACGGCATTGATTTTGCTTATGGCTATCAGGGCGCATACCAGCCAAACATGAAACGTTGGTTTGTTGAGGACACGGTTACTTCAGCGATTATGCGCGTTCAACAACTTGTCATGGGCGGTGCGGAACGAAGCACGAAGGAAATTATGGAGCAGGTCGAAAAGACAACGGCAAAAACGGCAAACACCGATTCGACCGATTACTGGACGACGAAGTTTGGCGACGTGCCAAGTTACAAAACCGCAGCTGAAGCCGAACAATCTGGCATTCCGTCGTTCGGTTCATCAATGGACGAAATTGCCAAGCAATTGGGCGGTGAATTGGTGCAGGAAGCACCGCAATGCAGTCACGGGCACATGATCTGGAAGCAATCACACGACGGCGCGCCAAAAACATGGGGCGGGTATTTCTGCACCGAACGGACAAAGGCAACCCAATGCACGCCGCGTTGGTACGTCTTGCGATCAACTGGAAAATGGGAACCCCAAGTATGAGCGACTTCATTGAAATCATCAATCCGCAAACCATGACGGCAAAACTTATGGAAAACGGTGAAGTTATTGCAGAATACAAAGTGGAGCAATGCGACAAGTGCTCAAAACTGACAAAGTTTGACGCGTTTGGTTATCAAAAGGGTTATGACAAAGGTGAAAAGATAATCTGGTTTTGTGCGGGTTGCAGATGAACGCCTACATGCCGACCAGTAAGACAGACAATTGGGCAACACCGCAAAACTTGTTTGACGAATTGAACTCACTTCATGACTTTACGCTAGACGTTGCAGCTAGTTCGACAAACCATAAAACAAAAAATTGGTGTGGGCTGGATCATGAAAACCCAAACATGCGTGACGGGCTTGCAATTACTTGGGAAAACAACCGCGTTTGGTGCAATCCGCCCTATGGTCGCGTAATTAAGGACTGGGTCAAGAAGGCGCACAATGAATCACGGCATGCTGAAATCGTGATGTTGTTGCCAGCGCGTACAGATACGGCGTGGTTCCATGATTACGCAATCCAACACAAAGTCACGTTTATTCGTGGGCGGTTGAAATTTGGTGGCCAAATTGGTTCAGCACCGTTTCCTTCAATTTTGGTCGAGTTCAAATGAAAATGACATTGACACGGCAAGAGGAATTTACATGCCATGACGCTGCAATTCATTTAGCCAAAAACAATACGGACTATTGGCAAACCCGTGAAGGCGGTTATTCAACGGACAAGTCATTGCACGATCTAATTGCCCAAGACGCACAAAGCATTGGAAGTGAATGGGTTGTCGCAAAATACTTAGGTGTTGAGTTTGACCCGTTTGAACAAAAGGGTAAGACAAAAGCCGACGTTGGCAGTCATTTCGAAGTGCGCTGGACAAAGTACGTTGCGGGACATTTAGTCGTTCACGAATACGATCGACCTAATGACGTTGCAATTTTGGTGACTGGTGAATCTCCCAACTATTTCATTGCAGGTTGGATTCCCATTGCTATGGCAAAACGTCCCAAGTACCGTCACACAAAACAACCGAATTGGTGGGTCACACAAATTAACTTGCAGCCAATTGAGAATTTACGGAGAAGCAACTATGGACACAGTGCAGTTTGAGTGCCGAAAATGCAAGAAGATCACAAAGCAGCTGATTCACAGGATTACCGACAACCTTCCCAATGGTGTCGAAGTAATTCAATGCACGAAGTGCGAAGTCATGGGGGTTGCACGGATAGGCAGTTCCAATGCCGATCTATGAGTTTGAATGCACGGTGTGCAAAATCCGTGTTGAGGTGGATAAGTCAATTCACGACGAGAACCAACCAATCTGCTGCGGGGCAAACATGAGCCGAAGGTACTCAACTTTCGGCATCTCATTCAAAGGTAAAGGTTGGGGTCACCAGTGAAAAGTTATCCACAGGCGTTATCCACATGGGTGCAAAAGGTGTGGGACACGCCCAACGCCATGCGTAAAGTTATTCAACCCTTGACGAGGGGGTGTACGCTTGACGCATACAACAACACCACGAATTTAGTGGGTAAAACAAAGAATGAAGTTCTTTCAAATAATCTTAAAAAGAAAAAGATAAACAAAAAAAGAATTCAATTGTTGTTGTTAATCACTGGCTTCAGCGCACCATTAGGGGCAAACCATGCCCATTCAGCTGCGTATTCGATAGACCATTTGAAATTGTACGCTCACAGTCGTTTGCTGGATTATAAAGAATTCCAGTGCTTTAACAAGATCATTACAAAGGAATCACGCTGGTCATACACTGCACGCAATGGCAGTCATTATGGACTGGGACAAATGAGATCGAAGCACTATCGTGACCTTGACCCATTCAGACAGATAGACGCTACAATCAAATACATAACAGTTCGTTATGAAACGCCATGCAAGGCTTGGGCTTTCCACATCAAAAGGAATTGGTATTGATGAGCAGCGCATTGAAGGACAATGGAAGCACTAGTCAATGGCGAAAGATAAGGCAACGAATCTTAAACCGTGACGGGCACACTTGCCAAGCGTGTGGCA